TCTGCTATAAGACCCTCTAGCGAGTCTTATAGCGGAAAGGAAGAGGAAGGAAAAGAAGCGCTCTACCACAGGTACAGCCTGTGGATAGGGCTAGCAATGAGTGAGGTCTGAGCGTTAGCAGTTAGGTGGTAGAGAGAAGCAGCAATGCTCCTTCTGCCAGAAAGGGAAAGGACAGTGGGCTTGATAGTATGTTGAATGAACCTAGTGAGTATAGAGTTGACTCGAAGAGCAGGTTCATGAGGAACTTGGTCCTTGGCGAGTTCAATCGCGTCTGTCCGATGCCAACCCCTCCGCTCGAAATACCGCACCTTGTCCCAGAAAATAGGAAACTGGGCCTTCAGATAGTAAGCAAGGGGCGGAACCTTGAGAGAAGAGTATTCACTAGAACGCTTGACTTGAGTGTACTCTCGAAGGAACTTAAGTAGAGTGGGGAAAGTGTGGACATCAGTCGGTTTGAAGTCACGTTCAGGAAAACGAGGCCATGACTCCTCATTCCTGTGTCGATCGTGGATGGTGGTTGCCACACTGCCGGTCGACGCTAGAATGAAGCTGTCATCGAACCTCCAAGTCACTTGGCACTTCCTTAGTGCTGCAAGCCAAGGTCGAACAAAGACATCGGAAGTGCCGGGAATGTCAATTTCATGAGTTTTCATAGTCATCAGGGTGTCGGAATAAATAGCATGTTCGTCTTTTGTCATGGAAATCCAACTTGGGATAGGCGCATTCTTAGTCCCGAATTTCATCAGTGGGCGCCTGGTTCGAGGCAATGTCCGACTGGGTACGAGCCCGCGCCAGGGCAGGAGTCCATATCCTCCCATGTGTACTGGAAGAGCGAGCCAGTTACTAGATTGTCTAGTAATCCGGGACCACTTCCGGCCTGCGGAGGTCAACAGTGGTGACAAGCTCTTTCCGGCACGACGCTCAGTGGCACGGATAGCGGTCACAATTTCGTTGCAGACGTCAGCGGGGTTCCAACTACCGCCGCCCCAAGGTTTGTACTGTGTTATTGATGGGATTACTCGAGTGCTCCAACCATGCACGGCTTCAGGGCAGTATTCGCCACGCAAAAACTCGCCCTGGCCTTTGCAAATCCCAAATTTTGCATCGTTTCCGTCGAGATTGCATGCTGCATAGCAGACACGAAGAACGTACAACTCGGCGGGGTGTTTTGCGACTAATAGGGCGTCGTCGCCTTTCAAAGCGATGTGCGTGACGGGGTCATACCCAAGTACACGTTTTGCGTAGTCTCGAACAGTCTGTGTCATGGCGGCGTTCCACAAGTTACCATAAACAGAGGTGCCTCTTATGCCAGAAGGTAGACCGCCGGTAATCTCATATTCAGGCGTCTTTTGTCGCCCGGATGTCGCTTGTCGTTTGAGCTTGAATAAGTTGTCAATGTTTGATAGGTAAGTACCGACATATTCACCGGCATGCAAGGTAACATCTAGAGCAGTCTGTGGGGCAACATATTTCATTATCCCAGTCACCCACTCTTTGGCGAGTTTGTAGTTAACTTTCTCTCTAATCAAGTTGATGCACCACTCATATTCACCCCGGAAAATCGCGAGTTTGTAGTGTGGTGGGCATTCCCTAACATACTCAATCCTGTTGGTGATTAACACGTCACAGGACTCAGCAAGCCGAATGAAGTCATCAAAAGTCAAGTCAGCATAGTGGTCAGTGTCGATGATCTTGACGCCGGGCCTAAGGTCATGGAAAGTGGTCTTCCCGTGGCCGGGCGGCGCATAGAGCACGTTGGGAGTGTCGGAGCTGAGGCACTCAAAATACTTCCCAGCGGTTCCGGACTCTGCAGATAACAACACGCTATGTGAGTAAGCACGTCGAACGTTTCTTAGCACACCGTGCTCAACGCTAGCAGAGTCAGGGATAAGGTGTTGGATCTTGGACGTGATATGGTCAAACATACACTCCATCTCTTCAGTGGATACTTGGTGGTCAAACCTGCGGTAGTCCCAGGGTAAGCCGAATTCGCCTTGGGCAAATTGACTTACACAAGTGACCATCCTATTGTGGCCGTCAAGGGGTGTTTCGTCAAGCGTGACGCCGGTATATTTGGTGTAGGTCTGACCGAATAGGTGAAATACATACGCTTCATTCAGGTAAGCAGCAAACCCACTCGATACGGCGAGCCTAATCTTTCCGAGCTCATTTTTGGTGAAGGGTCGTGACGTAAACCGCGCGTCCCAATTGAGTGCGATTTCGTATATCTCATCAGCTGTGTAAATGTCGGTAGTCATATTCTTCCGAGCCTTGAATGTTCCGGCTGAATCGCCATGAGACCACTCAACGCTGCCGAATGAGGCGGCGCCGGACGTGACCCATTTTCCGGATTTGACAAACTCTTCAAAGGTGATGTACTTGACAGGGGCCCTAGCGTTGGCGCCCGCACGCTCAAGTGAAGCACGAAATTGTGCAATCCACTCGGGGCCGTGTTCTCTTCCACCTTGCGCAAGACTAGGCACTTCGTCTTTGAATATGAAGTCAGGCCACGGCTCATGGACGAATCCAGCGAGTGTGTTCAACTCACCGAACATCTGCTTAGCAAGGCCAGAACCGGGAACTCTCTTGATCATGGACGATATCTTCGAAGTTATGGTTACAAACCGGTGGGGACTGTTTAGAGCCGACGTCGAATACAGTTTTCTTAGGGCGTCGACCCCCCATAGCAGGGCCCAAACAGCGAGGTTCGTCATGGTGATGATGTCGAGAGTGGTTATCTGGAGCAACAATTGCCGCAGTTCGGGGCCGAGGTCATCCCACATGTCTACGAGAGTAAGCCTGGGATTCTTTGTGTCAGCAGGGGTTCGAGGAGGCCAGAGTCTCAACGCTTCTTTGGGACTCATCGGGATGATGGGGTTACGGCCAGTGTCGAGGGGAATTGGTTCTTCACTGTCATATGCGGACAGCAACTTGAACACATCATCAGGACTAAATTCGCTGTATGTGTACAGCCCTTTGGTTAAGTCGTGAGTGTCTGAGTCGTCAACAGGTCCACGGCCTATCATTCCAACAAGCGTTCTTATTGCACTAAGGGTAGCCTCGTACCCGTAGTAGAATGCTTGCTTAACAAGGCAGCCTAGTGGATCGCCGCAGCCGCCGCGGATTGCGTGCTCTGCACTGCAGCCGTTGGGGTTCCCGCACCCGGAGCCGCCTGACTTGGCACCGAGGCTAGTTGCCGAAAATCCGGCAGGATTCCCCCGCCTGGCCCCCACTTGGACTTCTTGCCTGACCGGGAGTAGGTAGGCATCTTGAGAACAGCGTCGGCGAGGACGAGGGTAGCCCTTTGCAGTGTGGACTGCCTACACTCAGCCTTAAGCAAGGCCTCGGAGTCGGCGATCCCCACAACGTGCACAAGGATACGGATGCCAAGGTTTCCCTGCTTAGGAACAGAACCGACGAGGGCATCAGCGTCTTCCTGAGGCCTAACGGTCCCAGCGAGGATGGGGAGGGGACGCTGCTTCAGGAGCAATCCAGCGGGCAGAAAAGTGCCAGCGGCAGGGGGCAAGCCAACAGCATCGTTTCCAACAAACTCCCTGGCGGCAACGGTTGTCATTGCAAGTTTGGCATTGTAGTCAGAGTCTTGGTTGAGACCGGCGGCGGCGTCGGATGAGAAGTACTTCACATAGTCCTCCCTGTCAAGGAAGCCACAGTTTGACAACACGCCAGCGACGTCAGATCTCTGGTCACTCAATTCGTTGGAACCAGTGCTAGGAGAATACCCTTGGATCCCCTCGCTCGAGAAGGACCGGGAAAAGGGACACTGGCCTTTGGGTAGGTCGTTGCTAAATTGGGCGAGCCAAGCAGTGATGAACAGAGCGGGAGTCATCCCGTCAAGTCGGACTCCGGCGTTGGTGTATCCGCTGGAGTAGGTGTAGCCTCGTCCAAGTCTGTCGAATATCGTGGTCACATCATCGTTGACGGACAGCTTGAGACCAACATGGCCAAAACCGCTCGAATGAGAGAAAATCCCCTCAAGGAGCTTACCCATGGGAGCGTGCCTAATTAAACTTCCCCTGGTGGTCTGATCAGCATGTAGCTGGCGCGCGAACTCACGGACAGCATCAGTCTGAGTGGCGTCGGTCAAAGCGGCACGCATTGCCTGGCAGGAAAAACCAGCAATCCCAAAGAGGATTTGGTAGGCTGAAGCATCAAGCAGACTTCCAATGAGCTGGTGAGCAATCCCCTCATGGGCGCCAATTGAATCGGAGGCAACGGAACTCCCAACAGGGGGGTGGGGAACAGCACCAACACCCATTCCCAGCGTGACGAGGTTCAGTTGCTGGAGGTCAATCATGTATCCAAGGCATACAGTTGGTGGTGAGTTAAGCTGCGGCCAATTGTGAGCAACACCTCGTGTGCTGTCGCCGGCAAGGTCAAGCTCATAGTGGGCGGGAATCGAGACGCGTGCAGCGCAATCTTGATCAGGAGCAAAGTCGGTGGCAGATGCATTGTTTGACGCCACCATAGCGGGGATCCAAGAGGTAAACCCCCTGACAACTTCCCACGCTGATTCAAGCTCCCAGCCGAACAGACCCATGCTCTTATAGCCCTCGATGATTGACTCAATGTCGTTGAGGGTCCACGCAGTAGCCCAAGAACCGAGGTAGCGGCACAGCGAGTATGAAACAAATTGTCCGCCAGGTGAGTTGACGCCGAGTAGGCCGTTAGCGGGAATTCCTCCCACGGCTGTAGGCCCAGAGATGGGCTTGATCATTGCGCAGCGTCGAGCTTGGGGGTTTGAGGTGGGTTTTGTGTCAACTGTGTCGCGTGGCAGCAGCACAGCAATACGTTTAGGACCTGGTACCCTGAACAAGGTCTGGGATGGCACGTACAGCTGGTTTTCTACATTGTTCCGGTGGGCATCGTCGGATGTTGTCTCTTGCGTCACGGTGTACATGCAAAACGGCCACTCAGTTAGGGTCATTATCCACAGGGCGAGTAACCTTCCACTTTCGTCGTTGTCATATCTGGACAGCCAACTAGGTGCAATGATAGTGGCGTTCTGCCTCATCGCAAATGGTATGGATCGAGCATCAACATGGAAGCTGACAGACCCGGTGGCTGCGAGATATGGGTAGAAGAAGTTCTGGTTCCCTCCACAATTTTCTCCGAAGACGGGGCTGTCATTAAAACCAACAGTTGCTGCGGTGTCTGTAGGATAGGTTCTGTTGTCAATAGACTGGTATATAGTCTCAGGAATTGAACGAGTTGGGCCGGGGAACGACAGTATTTGTGAAAGTAAGCAGAGCCGAATGGCGGCAGACTCAACACATACTCCATCGAGCCGCAAGTTCTGGATCAGTAGTGCAAGGTCAGAATTGAGATACCCGTCAGCAGTGGTCGAGATAGACCGCCAGACCTGCGCTCTGTTTTCACGAATGGCGGCGTCAAGCTGCTCACCGCGCCCGCTTAGTGTTAGCTTGGGCAGTGAGACATTCATTAGCTTCATCCCACTAACGGGGAGAGGGTTCGCAGTATTGACAAGGGCACCAGCGGGTGCGGGTCTGGTTCTGCGAGGCATGACACAAGTTGGGGGAAATGGGATGTCAGTGAGTGGCCGCACGTTGCCAGCCCTGTCCTGGGTAGGACATTGGAGGTGGAACAGGTACCTAAGTGTTGAGTCAGCGACACGCCCACACTCAGCAGTCATTCGCTGCATGAGGCCGACGAGCTCATGACCCTGGGGTGGCCCGTGACCTTGAGCAGACCCACTATTTAGGTACTTGACACCGTCTTGTAGCTTCTTGTCGACGTCGGACATGTCACTGGGGAAGTCGGGGTTACCATTTAGCGCATGCATGCGCTTGTTCTGAGAGCTTTGTTGGCACTCAGCGTAGCCGCATGCAGAGGGGTTTCCTAGGGGGAGGGTGTCACCATGCTGTGATAGTTTTTTCAGGAATTCATTGCACTGAGCTGGCCCGAGAAGTGTTCTTCTGAGTTCATTCGAGAAGGGTGGGCCGATCAAATCAAGGGTACTGATCAAGAAGAAGCTTGTGTCAAGATGTTGTAGCCTGCACAGGCAGTACAAGTGCGCAAGGCTGTAGTCAAGCAAGCCGACGGATGGCTGACAGTCGCGCCAGTCGGGGCCCCAGTAGTGGTCAAGTAAAACGCCGAGGAACCGAGCTCGGGGATTTCTCTTGAGAACCCAAGCAAGCAGTCTCTCGTCATGAGCGTGTCTGTCGAGTGCGATCGCTCCCTCGCAGTAACAGTCGGAGGGGCATGCCCTGATAGTCTTCACGATGCGCGTGATGACTTTGTCACGCTGATCAGGACTCGCTTTTCCGGTACCTCTGTTTCTGGCCGGTTCACGCGTTCTGGGAACCACACCGTCGTTTGAGTCGGAACGACCACCATCTGTGGTAGGCTTTCTCCGTTTTGGACCGCCACTATTGCTGCTTCCATTTTCCTCGGCAGTATCAGAGCTGGAGGCTTTCTCCAGCTCGGAGGCGGAACATATCCCGTCAGCTTCATCAGGTAGCACATCCCACCTGTTGTTGGTTGGGAACCCAAGGATAGAACAAATGGCTGAATATGTCCTACCGGGCCTGTCCCGCACGTTGTCAGATCGATGCATGAGTATGTCACGTGCCTTGTCGGCGAGGGTCCCGATGTCAAGGACATTGTCGCTGGGACAAGCATCGGGTTCGTCGTCAATGGGCAGCCCAGGCACCGTCTCGTCAGTGTGGCTGTAACTGTCCTCAGTGTCGGGAGTTGAACTAGTGGGTGACAAGTCAACGACAGGCGTGTTTGTGCCGTCGTCCCTGATGGCAATAGCTTCACCGTCTTCGCCGCGCGTGACGGGAACAAGTTTTCCCGTTGCAAACTCAACGGCAACGTCGCCTATATCGGCGAGCGTAGTGACTGCGCTGAACCTGTCGGGGCACGCCGGGGCAGAGCGTGCTGCAATCTCCTCATTGGCGTGGGCGATAGCGGTGATGATGTTAAACCTCGGCCCAGGGTTAGTCTCAATGTCTCCAGCGAGGAGGAGGAGCTCGGCTTGTGTTATTCCGGAGTGGGCAGCTTCCGGCAGCACGACGGAGGCGGTGGGGGCGAAGTCACCGGACCCCGGAACAGTAGGTGAATCGTCGGGGTAGTCTTCAGTTACCCAGACAGGGCGAGTAGCATTGTCAGCCAAAAGGACTGGGGTGGGGAGTGCTGGGGGCAAGGGAATAGGGGTAGGAGCAATTATTGCTGTTAGTTGAAGCATGGGAGGGGTTGGGGGGTCAAAGGAATGTGTCTTCCCATGCATTTTCTTCCTCCTAGTTCCCTCACTCTGGGGGTAGTGAGGATCGTCAGGTGTTGAGGACTCACTGTTTTTCTGCGCAGAGGAGCGCGTCAGAGGTCGCGGCTGTAACAGTGGCAACTCGGCACTGACAACATCGCGAGTAACTCTAACTCTCAGGTGTGTTCCACGCCAACTGAAAGAATCAGCGAGGAAAGTGGCTCTCTTACTTAGGTCACTAAGCGACTGAGTCACTGCGTAGATGTCAGTCTCGGCCTGACCACTGCCGATGATGGTCGCAACAAGACTGACTAGGCCTTCGGCAACCCGCACTCGTTTTGAGGTCGAGTGGGTCAGGATCAAACTGGTGCTAGTAGTGTAGGCCGAAAGTCTACTAGCCCAGGAAGGGAGGGGCACACTAGCTTCGTGCGTTTTCCCGGGATCAGGGAGCTGCACGGGCACAACAAGAGTTGGTCCTGCATTAACGGAACCAGGGGTACTTTCGTCTGATACCGTCACGTCCTCCATCCTCCACCTAACCGTCCGTGTGGGGTCTGGAGGCACCCCGGACGGCGTGGTGAACGGGTCACCACTTGGGCCTTGCATTGCTGTGAGTCGGGGTCGGCCCTCGAGCCCCGAGCCACTAGTGCGATGATGTTTCTGTTCCACCACCGCTGGTCGTCCCGTCAGTTGCGGATAGCTGGGCAGCTTGCGCACCCCAACGTCCTCCTTCGCAAAGGTTTCAGGGACTGAGTTGACAGACAAGTGTGCGTTCTGAAAGAGCCCGTAC